CTTCGCATTTCAAGATGGATTTTTAGCTTATCCTATTTATATAGTTATTTGGCATTCCACTTGTGTTGAAAGGAACTATGAAAGGTTTGAAAATCCTCCTATTTGGTATGCTAATAATTCCTCGTGCAATATTCCTAAAGTGCTGAAAGTAGAAGACTTTGATTTCAATGCTACTTTGGTCAAAGTTATAAAAAAATGAAACTTTTTAAAAAATAACCTGCAAAAAACTTGCAGGTTATTTTTTTATTCGTACCTTTGCACCGTTAAGTTAAGTGTTGGCGTAAAATCCAGCAAATCCATCATTTTATTTACAATATAATCCGTGAAGGGGTTGTATAGCCGTAATGCTATACATCAATCTGCTTTCCAGCACTTGACTTAACAGCCCCCACTCACGGATTTTTTAATTTTTATATCTTATGTTAAGTCAAGAATTAACTTCAGAAGAGCGCGAACACCAAAAAGTTGCGCGCCGTCGCTTCCGCGAAATCGTTAAACAACGCTGGCAAGAGGAAAAACTTAAAACCCTCTCACAAAAAGCGTTTAGGAAAATCAAACGTACCGAAAACCCCGAACCTGAGCTTATGGCTTTAGCTGAAGACGCCGGCGGGTCTTTTAGAATGCGCTTCAGCAAAGGCGTATGGTACCTGCACTTCACTTTCTTTGGTAAAAAGGTAGAAAGCTCTGCCCCTACCCTTACTGAAGCTATCAACGGTCTTATTATCAACAAACACCTAAACAAATAAACCTATGAAAGCAAGCAACAAAACCCCTCGCGCCTTGAGCCAAGAACTCGGCATCAAACTCTCAGAATGGACACAAGAAGTAGCCAACTATTTCGATGTATCTAACAACAAGCAGGAAGAACTCTTCACCTTAATACGCATTTCCGAAGATCCTTTAGATAATTTTAGCAAGGAGGAACGCGACACTATCCGCAAAGTGCTTTCCTATATGCTTTCTCTATCGTTTATCGTATTGAGAGAGAAGGAACAGATAGAGGAATTTTACGAGGATTACAACGGATTTTAATAATTAACAAATATGAATGACTACAAAGAAATCCTTAAAACCCTCCTCCTGCAATATTACAGTCCGCAGGAGGAGGAACATAGTGAGCAGGTGTACAAGAGCACCCTGCAGGTGCTGAAAATGGCTCTGGGGGTATTGCCTACTGAGCCTATAGATCAGCACGACGTATACGAAGCTCTCACTGAATTGGGCTTTACCATAGAGCTCGTGCAGGAGAGAGAAGAAGAGACCTACCTTTGGAAAATGTACCGTAAGACCTTGCCTTAGCAGGGTCTTTTTTTTTGTCCTTTTTTTTAAAAAAAGAGTATTTTACCTTTGCACCATAATAAGTAGCCTAAACAAATGGAGCCAAAATACAAAATAAATCCTCTTACAGGAGAATTACAAGAATACGTATTCGAGTACAATGGTATACTCGTGCTTCGCAACTTCACCGCTCAAGTAGATAACGATCGCCTGGTGGTGCGTTCAGCCTCCGATGTTAACTTCTCTATCCTAGAAGCCTTGGTGAGTGAAGTAGAGATTGACGGTGTGTTATATGACAATCCTACTGCTGCCAAAGAAGCCCTACAGCGTTTGGTATTTAATAAAAATGTACCCGTGATATTACCTGAAGAAGAACGTAAAAAAATTAGTACCGCATTACAAAGTGGTGACTATAAGGGTACGGCACAAGACTTGAAGAACCTCATAGATGGAATCAACCGCATACTTCAGAGCGATGATACCGACCTTGATCAACTACAGGAAATTGTTGCATATATAAAACAGAATAAGAAAATACTCAGTACGCTGGGTATTAGTAATATTGCGGGGCTTACAGATGCCTTAGCGGAGAAAGCTAATAAGAACCATAAACATTCGTGGGGAGATATTGAAGGAAAACCTAACTTTTCTGAAAGTATTACTTCCAAGAAATTTATAAAAGAAGGAAGCTCTGATGAATATTTGCTCACAGGTGGTGGCGGACAGGTTTCTAAAGCGGATTTAGTTTCATCAGGGTTTAAAGGAAATTTATCTCCAGAAGAATTAAACACTTTTAAATATCGTGATACAGGTTGTTGGAGCGTTACTTATCCTGGTGGTTGGGGATTGTATGTTAATTTTAAAGGAGCAGGTTCAACATCTTCCTTAGAGTTTTTAAAACCTAATTGGTTTCCTTGGACACGTATAGGTGTAAGAAATTCGGTTGATGGGGCTCGTTTTAATGATGACAAAGGAGCTTTTAGAGATTTAGCTTGGTTCTCTGATGTATATAGAGAGGGAGCTAAATGTGAAGGTAATACTACTCTTAGAGTAGACCATCAAAATCAAGTAATTTTTGTTACAGTAGCTTGTTCTATTGACCTTTCCGTCATTCAAAATATGGGCTCAGTATCTTTCAGAAAAGTTTTTGATAATGGTCAAGTAATCTTTACCTGTACAGGTAAGAACATTATCTATACAGGAGACACTACTTTCAACGGTAAGAAAGGCTCTACAGCAGTGATTTCTATCTTCGAAAACGATTGTTACATTGATATAAGAAATGTTTAAAACTATGAATGCAATACAATTTTTTGATTGGGGTTATAGTAATAAAGGCGTTGTTTTAAAAATAAATAACCTATCTGTTGATTTACAAGATTTTGAATATATAACTTTGCTTATAAATAAAGAAGGTACTCAATTTCCTTGTACTTTTGCTAAAAATGGAGAAGAGGGGTTGAGGTTTAAAGTAATTGAACAAAATACTTATGGGTTTTTTATTGATAAAAATGCAGATGATTTTTATAAACAATTATATAATGAATTGCTAATTGGAGGTTTTGCAGGATTTAAATTAACAATAAATAACGTTACTAAAACATCAATCATTGAAAATAGATGGTTAAAAAATTATTCAATGATTGATGGTTATACTAATGAATTAAGAGTTGGAAAATTACGAGATACAGTTGATGATATAAAAGGAAATATTATTAATTTAAATTTTGAACAATTACCAAATGTATTTCCACATAGACAAAGTAATAATCAAATTGGATATGTTGTAATGCAAAATAATATAAATCAACAATATATATGGGATTTTAAATTTTGCAATAAAATGACAATGTATTTTGTTAATAGTGGTTGGCAAAGTGTTAATGTAACCGCAGTACAACTTGATAATTTTTGGACTGTTTTTAATTTTAATCTTACTGCTATTGAGATGCACGAATGGTTAAGATATTATGATAAACATATTGAATATATTGAATTTTCATCAGATAGAGTTATAAATTCAGGTCAAGTTTTTGATAAAAATTCAACAAATTCAAGATTAAACAATAACCTTTTAGATAGTTCATTAATACAATATCATTTGGATAATAAATATATAAGATTTAATTTTATGAAACAAAATGAGCAAACAAAACTTTCAACTTGGATGTTAGATAATTATTTTTTATTATATGTTTCAAACGCTTAATGTTTTAAATTTTTAGAAAAGACAAATATGAGAAAATTGGTAATTAAATTTTTTGCACTTGATTATATAGTGCGTGTTTTTGGTTCAACTTATAACTGGACTCGTGGTGCTAATATTATTTTTCCTTTATTTATATTAGCAGGAATGTGTTTATTAAGCGAATTATATGTTTTATTATGTATAATGGTGTGTTTAATAGCAATAGCTGTATTTTTTGGATTTGCTTACTTTCAATTGTTTCCATTAACAGAAAATGATAGAAAGTATTTTGATGATGTTCAAAGATGGCAGTTTAATCGATATTATAATATACAACAACAAATTGATGTTAAAACAAATAGTATATGGTGTTTGTTGTCGAATATAATATTTATAGCATTGTTTTTAGTTTGCTATTTTATTGTATTTGTGTAATGGAAAACAAATGGTGTATGTTAACGGAGATTCTACAATTAATGGAAAGGATGGCTCAACTAAAGTAAGTAAACTATACAAAAAAAAGGAAATAGTAACTTTAAAAATAGTTAAAAAGTAAACTAAATGGAAAAAATATTTGTAATTCTTTGGATATTACTCGGTATTTATATTCTTGTACTCCTTATGATATTCGCTGACCTCTGGAGTGGCTTACGTAAGGCTAAACGTAATGGCGAGACACGAACCTCTTACGGTTATAGGCGTACCATTGCCAAGATGGCGCAGTATTACAACCTGCTCATCGCTTGTAGTATTGTTGATAGTATTTATGGGTTACTCTCTTGGTATTTAGAAATTTATTATCAAACGTCGTTGTGGCTTTTTCCATTCGTCACTTTCTTTATGGCGTTAGTGCTCTGCGCTATCGAAATCAAATCTATACGCGAGAAAGCCGAAGATAAGGTGCGGTTAGATAGAGCAGGACAAGCAATTCAGCAAGTATTTATCAATCGCGAAAACTTAGAAGAAGTTGCTAAAACTATTTCCAATTATATGACTGAAAAGTCTGAAACGTCAGAATCACTCGAAAACTCGCAAACCTCTAATAATAATAAAAAACAATGACACCAAATGAATTTATAAAAAAATACAAGCCCTTTGCGATTGAAACAGAGTGCAAAACGGGTATCTCTCACCTCTTCACCTTAGCGCAAGCCGCGTTAGAAAGCCGTTGGGGTGAGCGTGCCGAAGGTAATAATTTCTTTGGTATCAAAGCTAAAGCAACTACGCCACTGCCTAATAAGCAACTATGGGTTACTAAAGAGGAGTTGGCAGTTCCCAACTCTAACAAATTCCCTGAAGTGTTGAGCATTACCAAGCTTTCTAACGGTAAGTATCTCTACAAAGTAAAAGATTGGTTTATGAAATACAGCACACCCGAAGAAGGTTTTAGCGCACACTCGCAATTATTTTTTATTAACAAGCGATATGCTAAGGCGTTGTTAGTAAGAAATGACCCATACAAGTTTGCTGATGAAGTAGCAAAGGCGGGCTATGCTACCGCTACTAATTATGCGAAAATCTTGAAAGATGTAATCAAAACCATAGAAAAAAATAGCTAATGAAACGTATTGCTTACATATTGCTTTTTATGTTTCTTATTTCGTGCAACACTAAGAAGACTGTTGCCGAGAAAGTTGCTACGCAAACCTCTGAGCTCGCTACGGTGGGCTCAAGGTTTGCTTCTTTACAGCATTCACTACTCAGCTATCAGTTGAGTACTGTAGGACCCGACACCCCCTTAGAGTATACCCACGAAGTAGATGGAAAGATAGTAGAGAAAATCACCCTTAAGGGTGGAACGCTGAGTGTAACTGTACAAAATAGTGCTACAACCACTTTGACAAAATCTGAAACTTTACAAAAAACACAAAGCACTACTACTACCAAGCAGAAAGATGTACACCGTATTTTCTTCAGTTATTGGTGGCTACTACTGTTGCTTTTCCCTGTTACTTATTACCTGTTACAAAAAAAATGACCGATAGTTTTGTTACTTCTCAATTTGTGCTGGACCTTTCGCGTATCTCTATCTCCTACCAAGAGGAGAACCCGCGCTTTAAAGATACCTTCTTTACTCAGTATTCGTTGCCGTTCGAATTTCAAATGAACGCAGACCTCAGAATGCGTATAGGTAATTATACTGCTTTGAATGCAACAGGACTTAAGAAGAAATATGATGGGTATCACATAATAGATGGGAGAGTGAGAAAGGGTACGCTTGAAATACTATCGGTAGAAGGCAACTTAGTATCAGCACAGATAGATTCAGGTTTTGAACAGTTGCCTAACTTTGAAAAGAAGCTTTGCGACCTCCCGCTTCTCAGGCAGCGTGTGCCTGATATATATGATCACGCCAAAGAGATATGTACTAAAAAATACCCCGAAGTTGATTACAATTTCCCGCGAGTAGTATACCCTAAAGATACAAGCCAAAAAGGTTGGGAGCATTTTTTGCAATTTATCAACCTTGGTAATAGTGTAGATGGTTTTACTCGTAACGAGCCTAATAGAAGCTACAATATCATTCACCCTATGCCTTATCTGCTTTATGTGCTTAAAACAGGCTTTGCCGATGCAGGCTGTGAGTTGGCAGGCGATATCCTCACTGATGAAGATTTTAGTCAGCAGGTGCTCTACAGCAATATCCCGTACTACCTCACTACTGCACAACAAGAACACATACTCACAGCTGTAGCACCTACTTATGAGTTTCCAACCGCAGGTACCTGGCGACTGGTGTGCGATAACCAACATATCAGCGGTACAGCTGTTTTGCGATTGAAATTGGATAACGTGGTAATTCGTGAGTTTAATTTTGAACGTAGCGATACGCTGAGTTTTACTCAACTCCTCACTATTGATACTACTTTGCAAACCCTCGCTTTGGAAATAGAAGGTACTCCACAGCCACAGCTGACAATGAACTTGAACATTGTGGCACAACATAGTGAGGATGGCAATGTGATTGAACAGGTTATCAACCCTAACATTGTAGACCTAAAGCGCGCTGTGCCCGACGTTACATTTGGCGAACTTGTGAAGACTATTAAGAATTGGAAGAACTACGATATGACCATTAAGGGCAATAAGCTCTATATGAATCGTATTCGCTTAGAAGAACGCTCACTTGCTAAAGACTTTCGCTCTTGGGAAGTACGAGAGCCTAAGAAAAACTTCCTAACCAAGCAGTCTTACCTTATCAAGTTCCCAGAAATGGACGACAAAGCCTATCAGTTGCCTATTGTACAGGTAACTGATAACAGTTACCAAGTGCTCAGTCCACAAGAAGCAAGTAAGCTCACTGATGTTACCGAAGTACAGATAGGAGGATATTGCCTCCCTCGTGTGATGTTCAAGGGAAATTATGCCCCTATTGCACGTAAGAGTGGCGAAGCTACTATAGGGCTAATTTGGTATGACGGAAATAATGGAGGTTTCCGCAAATCCCTCACGCCTCCCTTAGTAGCACAATATTGGAAAGATTGGTATAAGATGCGTATTGCTGCTGCTGAATACACTTGGAGCTTCGTATGCAATAAGAACCGGTTTAGACATATTGTTTTGCGTGATACCATTCTCGCTTACAAGCAACGAATGCTTATCAAGAGTATCAACAAAACTGTACTCGATAAAGAGCACTACCAAGTAGAAATCACAACTATTGCTATCTAATGTATACCACATTTACCGATTTAAATATATTTAAGGACAATCGCCTAAATGCCTATCTCGACACTATCTACAGTGCCGTGCTCAATGAGTTCTCTGATGAGCAGTTGCCCGTGATATGTGGTTCAGTTGCCAAGGTAATGCAAGGGGTATATTCCGAGAGCTACCTCGCTAAGGATATCGACTTAATTGTAGAGAATTGGCAAGTTCACCGTTATTTAGAACATCAATTACCTTTGCTCTTTCCTGATGACAGAATAGAGATACGTCCAGAGCGCGTGATTCTCTTTACAAAGATTATTGCTATTGAGTTTTGGCAACCTAATGAGCAATTTGAAATAGACCTATATAAAAAATTGATAAAATACAAATGTTATGCCTATTAGAACCTATACATCAGAAGAATGCTACACCACCCGAGTAGGAAGTACCTCACAGGGAGGATTTTTATACAGTAAAATATGTTACCCTGTTGAAAAACCCATCCTCGACTGGGAGGTTTCTCCAGCGTCTATTCTGAAGGAATGGCACCCCTCCCAACCTATCCCTTCTACCGAAATTCTTACTGTACAATTTCCTGAATTGAATCTACTTACAATTTATAAGAAGTATAAAGGATTTCGCAACTATGCGCGTATAGCTCCTAATGATTATGTAGAGCTTCTCGCTCCTGATGGACAAGAGTTAGATAATTTAAAGGGGCTCAAACACAATTTGCGCCTACATTACAACAACTTTAATAAGTTACCAGAAAACGAAAATATACAGATAAAGGTTACATTTGGCGTAATTGCTACCGAAGAGAAGAGTGGTAAAATTACAGAAATAGACCTCCCCACAGAGCGAAAAGAGGCAGTTATTACTTTACGTCGTATCGATAAAGCGACCCCTAAACCTAAACCCAACGACAAACCCGTACTCAATATGGTACTCAACACGGCTACCAAAGAACTCACGGGCGATACTTCTTTTACATTTGCTACTGAACCTCTTGATTACTACCACGGAATCAAATTACATCACGACTTTTGGCACAATAAAGGATTAGGAGACTACATCAATTTTGACACAAGAACGGAATGGTACAAAGATCATTCTATCAATACCCCTTTCACAATTAAAGGAGTTGAATGGAATAGTATTGGACACAGTCTATTTGATATAAACCTAACAGGAACAAAAAACAATGCAACAGCAGTGTTCTCGCTCTCCCAGTTTTACAAAGAAAATCCTACTATAAAAACTTTTGCTTTTGATTTAAGTAAAAATCAAACACTTACTTTTGAAAATCATTTTAATATAGACGGAAGGTATATCGGTTTTACTATCAATCTCACTGTTATCAACGATACTACCGCCTTTCATATCGACAAAAAGGAATTTAAATACCTGCTGAAAACCGATAAGAAAGAGCGTGCCGAAGGCGTGTTTACCATTAAAAACCCTAACCGCCTCACTTTTACCATTAACAATTCTGATTTCTTAGAAATTACCGAACTCAAAGGCAACGGCAAAGAGGAAGTCGTGGTAAAATTTCGATCGCAATCGTCCGAACTGATGACGGTAGGCGAGCACAAAGGCTGGCTCAAGGTAACTTCTTCAGCGGGTAGTGAACAAATAGTGCAGGTACTCATTATTGTACAAACGGACATAACATTTGCTGCCAAAAAAGTATATTTCTGCCTCGATAAAGAGCTCACCCGCATACGCCAAACCGATCCCAAAAGCGAGTTCGTAAGCGTTGCCCTTACAATGGAGTTCAATGGCTACGAGCGTGCGTTCACCACTACCCAAACCTACGACTACGTATTTTTCGAGGGCGTAGCAACGGTGGATATAGGGCAGGAGGTGCAAGATTTCTTTAGAGAAATTACCCCCACTTTAGAGATTAACACCCAGAAGCTACTCGCCCCCAAAGAACTGTTCAAAGCTACCAAGGTATCAGCGGTCATAAAAGAGATGAATTTCAAAGGCGAGATCTTCAAAACTCATACCCTTACCGACCTGTACTACCTGCCAGGCAAGAAGCCTAAAGCCTACCCATACCTTACCCAAAGCCGTTTGCGCTCTACCTATACGCAGAGCCTTATATCGGTATCCGCACTCACTCAAGAAGTACGCTCTCGCTACTTGGGACAAATAGGTTCGAATCTCATTGACCTCTCAGCAATCAAGGACCCGATAGGAGTAGCTAATTTCAGCTTCTTGCGTTCTACCGCAGATGCTACTTATGGAGCTACTGCTATTATTAGTAAGGAAACTTTCAGTCTTGAACCTAAACCAGAGCCTAACAGTACACCTATCAGTGCACTGTTTCAAAATCAAAACTACTGCCCCGATTGGTTCTCTTTTGCGGGCGAGTATGAAGCCTTAATAAACTATGAACACACTCTCGCCGACAATGTGCTCAAAAGTGAAGACTACAAGGCACAAGTGAAAACCAAGCGTACCTACAAGCTCAATACCGGTTGGCTCTTCCCCGAAGAGATAGAAGTGCTGTGGGAACTTATCAAATCACCCGTATGCTTCTTGCGTATTGCAGGCGAGTGGCTAAAGGTAATACCTATCACCCAAAAACCACTGTCCTTTGATAGCACCCGCAACCTGCATAGCTTTGTCGTCGAATTTCAACTATCGTCTAACGACTAACTCCTAAACCTATGTTCACCAATATCCAAGAAATCAAGCAATATACTAACGTTTCTAACCGTTTAGACTTCGAGCTGCTCAAAACCTATATCGAGGAGGCGCTCCGCGTAAAAGTATATCCGTACGTTTCTAAAACAATAGTTAGTGAGGCAAGCGGTGATACATTAGAACTTCTAAAGAAAGCTGTTGCTAATTATGCCATTGCTTATGCTATTCCTTTCCTCAAGGTAAACTTATCCAACACGGGTGGCAACTACTACACAGATGATAAGATGGAAAAGTCGCCTTGGTGGGATTTGCGCGATTTGGGGCTTTCGTCTATTGCGATGGGCGACCGCGCCTTAAACAACTGTATAGAGCTACTTATCACAGAAGGTAAACTACAGCGTTCTAACGGTATCATTAGTACCGTGAATGATTTTGAAAAATATTATAGTTTAAACAGCTCGTGGGAGGTATTCACCAAATTACAGCCAATAATACAATGGGTATGGGAGAGTATGTTGGCTCCCCAGCTCAGCACTTGCACCCCTAATGATTTGCGCAATTATCCCACTATATGGGAAAAACTACAGCGTACCACAGTGTTCTTTACCATAGCCGAAGCCGCCCAAGTTCATAGCTTCTCGTTCACCACTACCGCTATCATTCAGCAGTGGGAGGAGTTGCCTTGGCAAAAGAGCAAGATACTAAATGCTGCCGAAGTATATGCCGTTGCCCAACGCCTGCAACAACTCGCTCGTCACGAGCTGGCACAGCTCAAGCAGTTGCTTGAAAAAGAAGCTATAGCTTGCTATGTCCCTTCAAATGCTGCCCGACAAGTGGAGAAACTCAAAAGCGGACTCTATTTCTAACTCTTACCTATGGAAATTACTAAGTTTAGCAAAGATAGCACTTACCAGCGTATATCCGCTTCGTATATCGACGAGAACTTTCAACTTGTCCCAGCCGAAGAGGCAATCAAGGTACGTCTCCGTCATATACACGGCTTACGACTCACAAACAAGTACTCTAAGCACCAAGCAATACAGATACATATTAGAGAGATGAACGTAAGCCAAGCTACCGCTTACCGCGACTATTCTTGGGCAATGCAGATATTTGGCGAGCTTGATAAATCGGATATTAATGCCGAGCGTGCTATATTAGCAGATAGTTATTGGCAACTGTATCTTATGGGTTTAAAAGATAGAAATTTAGAACAAGCTCGCAAGGCGTTAGACTCTTATTCTCGCCTATTCAACTTCGATAAAGAGGAGAAAGAAATTAACTTCGAGAAGATTACCGCCAACGAGTATCATATTCGAATGAGTCGCAAGAGTGCCAAGATGCTACGCGCTGCACTCGCTACGGGTGTGGTAGACTTTAACGATATTCCCGCTACGGATGCCGAATACGAAGATATATCTGAAGAACCTACCGATGAAGCCACTGATTAAGCCAATAAAGGAAATTCTCCTTAATCCTATGCAGATGGCAGCCGTTGCTGCTAACCGCTATGCAGGTGTGAAGAACATCTGTATAGAGGCAGGTCGCGGTACGGGTAAGAGTACCATTCTCGGTTGGTTTGTTAAGGAAGCTGTTCGCCAAATGCCACGTGCTACGGGGGTGCTTGTAGGAGCTACCTTTGTTCAGATAAAGAGCAGAACCTTTCCGTCTACTAAGGAAGGTCTCGAAATGTTTGGATTTTACGAAGACGTGGACTACGTGGTAGGACGTAATGGCAAGGCTCTCGGATTTGCAATGCCTTTCCAAGCTCCTAACTCGTGGAGTAATGTGGTGCATTTCTCCAATGGCTTTATATTGGTGCTCGTCTCCTTAGACGACCCCAACAGTGGACGAGGTTTGAACGCCTATATTGTCATTGGTGACGAGGCAGCTCTCTTAGAATACGACCGCTTATTTAACAATGTACTCACAACCAACCGCGCCAAGAAAATAGAGTTTAACAAAGCAAGCCTACTGAATGCTACTATTTTCACCTCCTCTGTTGCTCTTACCAAAATAGGTGAGTGGTTCACCGCCCGCGAGAAGCTGGCATTAGCTAAGCCTAATGAATACAAGTTTATCAAAGCTAATGCCTATGTGAATGTGGAGAACCTTAAACCAGGATGGATACAAGAGATGTTCGAGCAACGCGTAAGTGATTTACTCTTCAATGCCGAAATTCTAAACAAACGCCCTGGTAAAGTAACAGATGGCTTCTATGCCAAACTCAGCGCTGACAAGCATTATTACAAGTACCAGTACAACACTACCGCCCTGCAAGACTTCTCGCAGAGCTTCACCCCCTCCTGCACCTACGACAACGATTTAGTAAGAGGAGTACCCCTCGAACTCTCGCTCGACTTCGGTGGGCGTATCAACTGTGGTATTGTAGCCCAATGGAGCAAGGTAGCCAACACTATAACAATACTGAAAGACTTCTTTGTCAAAAATCCTCTCAAACTTTCAGATTTGATAAAGAAAATCATAGACTATTACGAACCCCACCGCGCTACTTGCAATAAGATATTCCTATACCACGACCGTTCGGGCTTTAAAAGCGAGGCAAATAGTAAAACCACCCTTGCCCAAGATGTGGAGGATATGCTACGTACAGCAGGCTGGCAGGTGTATAACAAGACTCCTAACAGCAATAACCCAAACCATATTCTCAAATTCCGCCTTATCAACGAGATATTAGAGGAAAACAACCGCGCCCTGCCCTTTGTCCGCATCAATGAAGACAACTGCCCCAACCTCATTGTCTCTATGGAAAACGCCGCTGTCAAACAGAAAGAAGACGCCTTTGAGAAGGACAAGAGCAGCGAACGTTCTACCACTATACCACAAGAGCACGCTACCCACCTATCCGACTGTTTCGACTATCTATTATGGTGGAAATATGCCTACCTGCTCGATAACAGCTATCACGACAGTTTTATTATTACCACAGTGTAATAACCTTCAAAACCTGTCCTCCCAAGAATTATACTTCAAGAGAAAAATTTAAAAAAAAATGAAAAAAAGTTGCTAAAAAATTTGGATACTACGAAAATTCGCAGTATCTTTGCATCGTTAAATTAAATGAAGTAATTATGCAAGAAGAATTGACAACGAGCCAAGAGCTCACAGAACAAGAATGGGAACTCATACAAGCCATTAGAAATTACAAAAGAGCTTATCCCAACGGTTCAAGGAATCTGTTAGCCTACATCTATGAATTATTAGCGAGGCTATTAGATAGAGATTAAATAGAGCCCCTTAGGGGGCTCTACCTTAACAATAATAAAATAAATTAATTAATATGGAAGCAGTAGCAAATCAAAAGAAACTTACAATGATGCAACAATTAGATGATATTGTGATAGATGTATCTTGGCGACAAATAGCTCAGGATTATTTTGGTAAGTCATCATCGTGGATATACAATAAACTTCACGGTCGCGATGGAAATGGTGGAGAAGGAGGATTTACAGATATTGAGAAATTGCAACTACAAGGAGCTCTATACGACATTGCTGAACGTATACGTCGCGCAGCAAGTACCATAACACAGTAAGCATTATTACTGTCTTTAATTTAACACCTGCAGAGGCACCCTATATTATTGTGTGCCTCTGCTTTTATTTTTTCTCTCCACTCGTACAACTCGTAACTCTCATCATATATCGCTCCAAATTTCTATTTTCAAATTGTAAAAACAATTAAGGTGGCGTTGGGGTTTTCGTTCGCTCAATGAGTGCCAGAGCGTGCCTGCACGCTCCCAACTGTTCACTTTCAATCACTTATGTTTGATTTTGTGAGAATTACACCTGTCCTTTCCTATCTTATACCTACCTCTTACCTTTGCCCTACCCTAATTAATGCTAAAAAGTGAATAGTAAGAAAATATTTTTAAAAGATGCTCTCGCCGAAATGCGCAAACTCGACGAACATAAAAAACCCGTGCCATTCAGCATTACCGTACGTACTTATAACAAACAAAATCGATTCGGAGGTAAACTCTGTACTTATCACGGAGCAACCCTAATGCAACAACCCAGACACAAACAAGATTTTGAAAAGAACCCTAACCACTGGGAGAATAAAACCCGTAATATCAAACTACACAACGGCACGATTAAGAAAATCTGCATTCTCTTTATTGTGGCTTTCAATGGAAAAGAAGTAATTTACTAATTGACAAATAAATACAATGAAACAAATTGATAAAGATTTTTATATGCTTTCAGCCTCCAAAACGGCAGTTATTTTCGGCTCCGATAAGCAAAGCCTCTCTACCCCAAAAACACAAAAGGACTCAAACGACACCGATAAGTATTCCTCTTGGGGCGACAACAACCTATACCCGCAGGAGTTCACTAAGAAACTTAACAAAACGGGTGCAGCTATTGGAGGCTTGGAGGTGCTCATCTCTGCCCATTACGGCTTAGGCTTCCGCCTCTATCAAGATGTGGAAACCGAAGAGGGCGTAACCACACGCGAACGCCTCCGCTCGGCTTTCCCCGAGATTGATAGCTTCTTCAAAACCTGCCGTTGGGATGTTACAATGGCGGAGATTATCGAGGACTTTGAAACCTACGGAATTGCCTTTGTCGAGTACCTGCTCGCTCCCAACTTTGAGAAGATTGTTTCTATAAAACGCCAGCAAGCCCCGCATTGTCGCTTAGGAGTGCCCAACAAAAAAGGCTTTGTCGATAAAGTCTATATCAATACCTCTTGGGATGATACCTTAAACGAGGAACTAACCGTAGAAGTGCCCTTTTTCTCCGATATTCACAATGTCGAAACTCTCAAAGCCAATTGTAAGGAAAATAAAATCGAAAAGTTTATCATACCCGTAATGCGCCCGCTTACTACCGAAAAGAATTACCCCAAGGTAAAATGGCATAGTTCCTTCTACAATGGGTGGGTAGATGTAGTGCTTTCCGTGCCCGCGTTCAAAAAGTATATGTTTGAAAACCAATTGAACCTCAAGTACGTGATATACATCGCCGATGATTTCTTCCTTCACAAGTTTGGGCGCGAGGAATGGCAGGAAATGTCTAAAGAAAAACGAGAAGCTGCACGTCAAGAAACTATCAAGGCAATCGATGAACATATGAGTGGAAACCAATCAGCAGGACGTTCGTTTGTCTCTCCTTATTTCAGAGACCAAAATAACAACCTTATCAAGGGTATCGAGGTAATCCCTATCGACGACAAGATTAAGGACGGCAACTTTTTGCCCGATGCCAGCGCAGGCAACTCCGAGATACTGTTCCCTATGGGGGTAGACCCTTGTTTGTTGGGGGCTGGTATACCTGGGGGCAAGAACCTATCCGGTTCGGGCTCCGATAAGCGCGAGGCGTACACCATTCTCTCTACCCGTATGCCTGTGAAGCGATTGCGAACGCTCGAAGTCTTCGAGCGTATCCGAGATTGGAACGGCTGGGATAACACCCTATATGGCAACTTTCCCAATATCAACCTCACTACACTCGACAAGAACCCTAATGGGCAACAAACGATAGTGAATTAACATTTAATTTTACCTCTGTAAATTTGCAGGGGTAATTTTTTATTTGTAATTTTGCAACTGAAAAACAAATGAATAGATATATATGGAAACAACAGCGAACAACACAAAGTATCCTTCGGCAGTAATAGCCAATTGGTTTTTAGAAAAAGAACCTGCAATGAAAAGCGATATTATGAAAGTTCTTAAATTAGTATATATCGCTCACGGTTTTCATTTAGCTTTTAAAGACACTCCACTTATTGAGGAAGATGTACAGGCGTGGCAATACGGACCTGTTATTCCTGAGTTGTATTTTAGATTAAAAACTAAAACATTGGGTATTACATCAGATTATATAAGTAATTGGGAAGCATTTGAAAAGGACGATGAAACTCAAAGACTATTGGAAGCTGTTTATAGAAAATACGGCAGGTATACAGGTGGGCAACTTTCAAACCTTACTCACAAACAAAATACCCCTTGGGATTTGACCGTTACGCGTTTTAAATCACTCATTGAAGAAGATCTTATCAAAGCACATTATAAAGAATTGCTTAGAAAAGCAACTAATAAATAGAAATGAATACTACTGATTTTTCAAACATTGACAATGTAGAACCTGAAACTGAAGATAGCATATCGCCCTCGGCTGTTGAAATACTTACTCCTGATGAAAAACGCAATAACCGAGAGAAAAACCACGTTCATTGGGCAAAATTGCTCTTTATTTGGGGATTAGCTATGAGTGCTTTGGCTATTTTGATAGTTATTGTTTTACATTTGCTACTCCCTACCTCTTGGCGATGGCTAAGCACTGAAGATATAGCCTACTTAAAAGGGCTTTTTGTCTCGGGTATAGGAGGTGCTATACTTACTAAATTTGGAAATAAACTTACTGAATAAAAGCGCAATTATCACAATTGCGCTTTTTTTTTGCTAAAAAACTTGCACATTTAATTTTTCTTCGTACCTTTGCACCGTCAACATAAGAATTGGAGTAAAAATCCAGCAATTTATCATATTTTATTAACGATATAATCCGTGAGGGGGTGCACGTTCAGTAATGGCGTGCAAACAATCTGCATTCCAATGCTTGTGTTGACAGCCCCTACTCACGGATTTTTAAATTTTTTGTATTATGTCAACACAAGAATTTTTAACCACAGAAGAGCGCGAGCAACAAAAAGCAACGCGCAAACGCTTCCGCGAAATTGTAAAACAACGCTGGCAAGAGGAAAAACTTAAAAAACCATGGCCAAAACCTGCAAGAAAAATGAACGGACCG